AGTCAAAACACGCAATCGGGAAACCCAATAGGGGCCTAGGGGCAATTAGAATTAGACTTACATAGACCGCATGGCCGCAGGGCCGCTTAGTTACCGCATGGTAGGAGTACGCCGCATGGCAGGAACCGGACGCCCGAACGGACGACCAGCTAAACCAGTAGAGCAACACCGTTTAGCCGGGAACCCTAGTAAGAAGCAATTACCGGACGCACCGCAACCGGGAACCGGACTAAGCGGAGCCACCGACGTACCCACCCCGCCGGATCTAGGCCAAGAAGGTTTAGCGCTTTGGAACCATGTTTGGAACTCCGGACGCGCTTGGTTATCCCCGGATAGCGACTACACAATAGTTCGCCTTATTTGTGAGGCCCACGACGAATACACCGAACTACGCGCGCAGCTTCTAAGCGGCCAGGTAGATAGGTACTACGTAACGGCTAACGGCCAAGTAGTTACCCACCCGGTCGTTACCCAAGTCGCTAATCTTAGAACGCAGCTAACCGCGTGGCTTGCCGCTATCGGCTTTAGCCCTAGCGATCGTAGCCGCCTTGGACTCTCCGAAGTCCGGGTACGCGATAGCTTGGACGAATTGAAGGCCCGGAGAATTGAACGCGCTACCGGAACCTAAAGACGAATGGAAGCCGGCCTATTACACGCCGTCCCGGTCCACTCAAACATTAGGCCCGAACGTATCGGACTTTAGCGCTACATTACTTAGAGCGTCCCGCGGGTTCCGCGCCGGCGAAGCTTTAGAGCTAACCGAATGGCAACGTTGGCTAATGGACCGCTTACTGGAGCTAGATCCAGCTACCGGCCTTCTAAGGCATAAGCGCGCGATTATCGGGCTTCCAAGGAAATCCGGTAAAAGCCTTTTGGGTACAGCGCTTGCGCTAGAACACTTGGTATACGGTCCGGAAGGCGCGCAGATTTATAGCGCAGCGTCCGACCGGCAGCAAGCCAAAATCGTTTTCGGTGAAGCCGTAAACCAAGTAAACAATAGCCCGGAGTTGTCCAGGCTAATCAAGGTTTACCGGGACGCTATGGAATTCCCTAGCCGCGGATCCGTTTACCGCGCACTTAGCGCCGACGGCCGCCGCGCGCATGGTTTAGCGCCTTCTTTGGTTATTGCCGACGAAATCCACGCTTGGGCCGGTAGTTTCAACACTAGACGCGACGAAGAACTATGGGACGCGCTTACCACCGGTAGCGCCGACCGACCGGAATCCATGGTGGTAGGAATCACTACCGCCGGCGGAAATACCGACACACTTTTGGGCCGGCTTTACGAACATGGCCGCCGCGTAGCCCGGGGAGAAACCGAAGACGACGCGTACGGCTTTTGGTGGTGGGAAGCGGACCAAGAAGACGACCCTACGGACCCTAAGACGTGGTATAAAGCGAATCCGAACCTAGCCGAAGGGCTAATGGACGAATCGCAATTCGAAGCCGCTATAAAGGCCGCTGGTAGCTCCGGGTTCGCCGGGTTCCAGCGATACCACCTAAACCAATGGGTAAGACTTCAAGGCCAAGACTTCGTAAGCCCGCACCACTACGCGGCCGCCAAGCGTAAGGATAGTATCCCGCTAGGCGCGAGTATTACGGCCGGCTTTGACGGTTCGGTTTCCGGAGACTCCACCGGCTTAGTAGCAATAGACCGGGAGACCGGTACCATGAGTGTTATAGCAGTTTGGGAGCCGGATCCACAAAACCCGGACTGGACCGTAGACCGCGCCGAAGTAAACTTGGCAGTCGAACGAATGTTCGAAGACTATAACGTAGTAATGTTATGGGCCGATCCGTCCTTTTACGAACCGGACGTATTAGACTGGTCCAAGAAGTACCGCGGTAGGGTTGAACGTATACCACCGACAACCCACCGTATAGCGCCTATGGCGCAACAATTCCTAGCGGATCTAGTGGCCGGCGAAATTGGCGGCGACCAAGACCCAAGGCTAGAACGCCACGTACTAAACGCGGTAGCAACCGAATCGGGCAGCTTTAGAAAAGAAAAAAAGAATAGCCCGCGTAAAATAGACCTATTGGCTTGCGCCGTTTTAGCCAACGGAGCTAGACACGCTAAGAAGGACCGCCAGAAACCCGAACGCCGAAGGGCCGTAATCTTATGAGTTTATCCCAAGAAGAACTAGGACTAATTGACGTCCTTGGGGCGAAGTTGGCGAACCATGAATACAAGAACTACCTATTAGAAACTTACTACGAAGGTAAGAACAAACTAAAGGACCTACGTATCAGTATTCCGCCGCAGCTTACCGCGGTCGAAACGGTCGTAGGGTGGGCCGGTACTTCGGTGGACGTCCTAGAAGAACGCCTAGACTTTGAAGGCTATTTGGGCGGCGACGACTTTGGCCTAAACGAAATTTATAGAGCGAACGAACTAGACCTAGAGAGTTCACTAGCCCACCGGGACGCGCTGGTATACGGTACCGGGTTCGTCGTAGTTGGACGCGGACAAAATGGCGAAGCCGACCCGCTAATTACTATCGAATCGCCCAAAAAAATGACGGCGATCTACGACATTCGCACCCGCAGAATTTCCGCCGCGCTACTGGTAAACCGCGACAATAAGGGGACCCCGCTAACCGGTTCGCTTTACCTACCTAACGAAACTATCTTTATGGCCTTTAGTGCCGGTTCCGGTTGGTACGAAGAAGGCCGCGACGTTCACAACCTAGGACGCGTACCGGTATCGGCTATGCCGAATAACCCACGTTCCGGAGACCCTTACGGTCGTTCGGAAATTACTCCAGCGGTCCGCAGCTACACCGATAGCGCTATGCGTACCCTATTGGGCGCGGAAGTCGCGCGAGAGTTCTACAGCGCGCCGCAGCGCTACATTCTTGGAGCGGACCAGGATCTATTCCTAGACGCCGACGGCAACCCGCTAAACCCTTGGACCGTTTACCAGGGCCGTATTCTTGGAGTACCGGCTAACGAAGACGGCAACGTACCAACGGTCGGCCAGTTCCAAGCAAACTCTACGCAGCCTTACTTTGAACAGATTAGGGCCTACGCGCAGCTATTGGCAGCGGAGACGGCTATACCGGCTTCTTACCTTGGTTTCCAGACTGACAACCCGGCCAGCGCCGACGCAATCCGCCAAATGGAATCTAGACTGGTAAAGCGCGCGGAACGCCGCCAGCGCCAGTTTGGACGCACTTGGAGCGAAGTAGGACGCTTGGCGATCCAGGTACGCGACGGCATTACCGCCGACCAGCTACCACCGGAGCTAAACAACGTCCGCGCACTATGGCGCGACGCTTCTACACCTACCCGGGCAGCGGCAGCGGACGAAGCTACCAAGCTAATTTCGGTTGGCGTCCTATTGCCAGATAGCGAAGTAACTTACAACCGTATCGGACTAACCGAATCGGATAAGCAAGTCCTACGCCAGGAAAAGCAATCCGCGCAAGCCAGGCAGCTAGTAAGCGATCTAGCAGCGGCAACCCGCGAGGCTATAGCTCCAGCGGCCGCAGTAGCCGCCGTAGAGGTCGAAGACGATAACGACGACGATAACGACCGGGGCGGCACCGTAGACGAATTCCAGGGCCTTAGAACCGGCGACCAAGTGACACTAAGCGACGGACGTACCGGACGCGTAGAACACATTATGGTTAGCGGCGTCCTAGGCGTCCCCGGTTCCAGCTTTTCCCTAGACGCTTCCATAGCGGACCCGGCGCTACAAGTTCGAATCTTTGAGAACGGCGCAGAAACCGAAACCCTAGTAAATGTTAGGTTTAGTTCGGTAGCCTTCTAATGCCAGTATTCGACGGCCGGGAAGTTTCTTACGAAGAATACCGCTACCTTATGGGCGTTAGAAACCGTACGGTAATGGAGCAGGTAGACACTTTGGCTACACGCGAGACGCTCCAGGTAGTCGAAGTGGCCCGCGATCTAGGCCGGCAAGAAATGGGCGGCTTCTTACGTACCACCATGCCGCCAATCGTAGACAAATACGGCCAGATAAACGCTACGGCAGCTTTGGACTACTACAACCAAACTAAAGCCGCTTGGTACACCGAAAACGCTGGAGCTGCTCCACTAAACGCCGCAGCTAGAAGACGCTTTAGACAATCGCGTAACCAACGTTCGGCCAGGTTCGCAAGCGCAAGACTAGAAGCGGAAATTTACATAGCGACGCGCCCAGAGTTCAACCTAGCGGCTAAGGTAGACGGTATCGTAAACTATGCTATGGCAACTTTTAGTAAAGACGGTTTCGACCCCATGAAGCCAGCTATTACTAATTCGCTTACTAGGGCTTTGGCTTCTTACCAGCGCGACACCGTTTTATTCAACTCCGCGCTAGATAGCGACGTATTCAAAGTCCAGCGCGTAGCGCGTCCTAACGCATGTAGTTTCTGCCGGGTGGTAGCCTTCGAAAGTTATCAAGGGGACGACGTTAGGACTACAGATTACGCCGTAGACTTTCACGATAATTGTCATTGTACGATCGAAACGCTTTACTTAGGAGACCGACCAATTAGGCCGGACTACTACGACACCTTTGAACGGCAATACACCGAAGCGACCCAATACGTAAATAACCCGGACTACCAAGTACCGGACGTAGACGGCCAGCTAACCGGAGCTAAAGAAATCTTTAGCGCTATGCGCCAGGTAACCGGCGCAAAATAAAAGACTTCCCGGAATGGCCGGGTAGAGCCGCAGGGCTAAAAAATCCGCATGGAGAATAACCGCATGAGTAGCGACGAAACAACCACTACCGCACTAGACGAAACCGTTACAGACACCACCGTAGAGCCGCAGGGCGACCCGGGAACGGACTGGAAGGGCGAAGCTAGAAAGTGGGAAGCGCGCGCCAAAGCCGACCGCGAGGCGGCTAATAAGTGGCGCGAGTTCGAAGTAAGCCAGAAAACAGATTATGAAAAAATGGCGGACGAACTAAGCAAGTACAAGGCAGAAGCCGCTATAGCCGAACTAAAGGCGATCCGGTACGAAGTTGCTACGGCCAAGGGTATCCCGGCCGAAGCTATGGAACTTCTTACAGGTGATAGCCGGGAATCGGTAGAAGCTTCCGCCGAAAAACTAGCCGCGCTTATTGCGGCACAATCCAAAACAACCGCACCGAAGCCCGACGTAAACCAAGGTAGAGCCGCCACCGGTGGTAACTCAACTATGGACCAATTCGCCGCAGCTTTGGCCGACCTTCTATAAAACGATAAGAAAA